TCTCACTTATAAATTTAACATTATCTGACATAATTTCCTTTACTATCTTTGCACCAATGAGCTATTACATTTTTATTTTTATATTTAGTTAGCATCCAAACTTGTCCATTGCCTTCTTTGTAATCTGGGTTTTCAACATACTTAATACTTTCATTATACATTTTTTCACAAGTGATAGGTTGATCTGAATAATTAAAAGGTATCTTTTGATAACTCAAATTCCCATCACTTGCATATATAACTAAAATTAAAAAAACTACTTTCAATTAGAAAGGAATTTCTTTGCTTTGAGGTTTAGCTTGTTTAGGTCTAGGTTCATTCTTATAACCAGATAAAATATTACCTGATTCGTTTATCCAACCGATTAAACCTTTATGTCCACCAGCTTCAGAGTAATTCATTTCACCAGTAAACTTATCATCACCTTTAAATAAAACTCCTACCTGAGCAAACACCTTAACAAACTTAGTATTGCCATCTTTTGATGAACCTTTGACACCAAGTATTGTTCCTTTGTTGCCATTATCTAAATTTACATTTCCTGAGAAATCAATTTTGATGGCTTTTTCGTTGTTGGCATCATAAGGAAATAAAACCCAATCCTTTTGCTTACCACTACCATTGTCTGACATTTTGTCCTCCATTTTTTTTTATTGATTGTTGTTGTGATTCAAAGTCTTTTTCTATTGAATCATTTTCTTTTTTCCAATCGGAATACAAAGCTGTCAACTTAGTTTCGGTTGTTTGCTTTTTTATTGTATCTTTAATTGAAACTTTTTGAGTAGATCCCTTTTGATTGTTTAAGGCATTTACTAATTCTTCTGCACTAGCATATTCTGAACCAGATAATCCAAATGCAGCAATGCAACGACCTAACGCAGAGCTGGAACAGTTCTCCATAGCACTTGTTTTATTTATGAAATTAGCATTTCTATGTTCTTCTGCATGACCCACAGCATAAATAGTATCAGAAATATATAGTTCGGTCTTAACCACAACTCTCTCATTATCATGGAATAATATTTCTTCATTAAATCTAGCTTCTGGAAAGTATTGTAAAAGATGTCTGTGTCTTTCATTAACAGTTGAATATTTTTTACCTTTAATATCAACTGTTGGAATTTTGTTTGCACTTGTTAAACATTCCTTTCTTCTTTCCTTAAATCCACCCTTACTTTTTTCTTCTGTTGCTGCTACTGTTTTCTTGGTTGTCATTTTTTCCTTTCATTTGTAGTTTTTGGTTTTCTTTAACTTGGTCAACATCTTTCTGTACTTTAGCTTCTAGGTAGCTTTTATTTTTAGCAACCATATTTTCTTTAAGTTCTAATAAATCTATTTTTTTTTTAAGTTCTGATATTTCATCATCTCTTAAATGTAGTTGCTCAATGTTTTTCTTTTCATTTTGTTCATAAGCTCTAATTTTACTTTGCATTTTTGCAAGTTCCATCATTACCTGGTCTGTCATTATTTTTTCCCTTTCATTACTTCTTCAAATGTTAATTTATGAACAATAATATCCTGTACTGCTTGACCTACTATTGCTCCTATGTCCATGTTAAGATTCCCTAACAAATCTTTTCTTTCTTTAGCAGTTAAAATTACATAATCATTAAACCATATATCTAAACTTTTATTTAGTTGGCTTGGACTTAAGTGATCTGCTGTAAATGTTCCGCCTTCTTCTTTTCTTGTCCACTCTTTCCCAATTGTTTTCATAGATTCCTTTTATTAATTAATACAAAAATAGTCAATAAATTATACAAATTAAATTCAATTTGAGAGTTTATCATTATCAAATATGATGGTTGAGTTGAAACTAAATGAGATTCTTTCCTTATCTTCATCATCAGTATTATAAGGGTAGACTACATGAGATAGTGAATTAGGGAATAATATCCAATCCCTAACCTCTGGCATAACTCTATAAGAATTATTATTAAACATATTTTCAGATCCTTCTATAAACTCTGTCTGACCTGAGAAATCGTTATGTTCTTTTGCGTTAGTTGTTGAAATCATTTTAGGTATTTGTAAATAACCAACGCAACTTAAATGATAATTACCATGAACATATTCAGTATGGGTATGGCAAGGGTTATAATCTCCAGGTTTTGATACTACATACCAAGCTGAATTAATTAGAATAGATTTAATTTTATGGTCTATATGATTTTTGACATAAGCATTAATAATTGGATCAAAAAACTTTTGTTTCCATTTAAGCATAATCTCTGGTGAAATTAGGTACTCTGCGGTTGTATGTCCAATCAATTTTTTAGACCAATCATGGTTCTTTTGTTTCTCTTTATCTTCTCTTATTTGTTTTAAATCATCTTGAAAGTCTTTCATTAATCCTAATGGCATAACTGCTTTAGCAACTGTTGAACCAAAAGGTTTAAATAATTTAAAATTTATCTTGTCTGACATCTTCCTCCATTGGTTTAAGTTCTTTTAATTCTATTTTATAAGCAGCAGGTCTATCTTGATAGCCAAAATTAGATAGCTTTTCAGGTGGTAGATCATCTTTATAAATAAATGAACCCATAATACTAAAATTAAAATCTTCATTATTGTCTTTAATTATTAGAATATATTTACCTTTCTTTTCTCCAGGTCTTATTAGTAAAAAATTATATGATTTCTTTTCTTGGCTTCTTATTTCTATGTTATTTTGAAAGTCTGAGTCTGAATAGAACTGCTTATCATCACTATAAGAACCATTATAAAAGCTATTAGTTGCCTTTGCATAAGCCACCTCTCCTAAAGCTCCTAAGATGCCATCAGTTAGTTGTGATTTAATTCCTTTGGTATAACCATAAGAAAAGGTTTTACCCATTCTAAGGTTGCCTATGTACCTCTTAGAGGCAATATTTAAGGCAAGTTCAACTTCGTTGGCTTCTAGCTTAACTTTAATCATTCTTAGCTCCTTTAAATAGTTGTTTCACTATAGTTGTTGAGGGGTTTATGTCGTAATCACTAAAAGAGCAGCTTGATAGCAAGATAAATATTATTAAGTATTTCATTTTTTAAATATCTTTCCTAATATCTTACAAATAATAACTATGGGTAAGCATAACAACCAAAGATAAATAGTTAATAATTGGTCTAAATAGTTTAATATTCTTTTCATTTTTTCTTTATAAATCTTTCTTCTTCTTTCATTTTTTTTTCAACTTCCTTGAAGCTCTTACCATTTACTTTTTCAAACCAGCAGTTGCAACAGTAATCTTTATTTGATTCTATTACATCCGCAGGATCTCCACATTTAACACAGATTTTATAATCCCCATATATGTTAGTTTTAACCAATATATCTAGCTCCTTTACTAAGGTTTTCAGTTGCCCATAAAGGTTGTAAATTTTTATAATTACAACATTTATATTGGTCATTTACATTTAATAAATTAAAATGTGCCATTGGTTTTATATGGTCAATGTGCCATTTACCAAAATTTTTCCAATTCATTCCTTTTTTAAATTGTTTTTCTAAATGGTTTTTTAAATACAACCAATTACAACCTATTAATTTTGAGGTATTTACTTTTTTCTTTGCTAAACCTCTTTTAATATATTGATAAAATCTTGTTCTTAATCTTGATTTTAAAATAAAAATAGGATCATTTTTTAATCTTTCTCTTATTAGGTTTCTAGCTCTTTCTTTTATTTCAGGTCTTTGTGAGTATTCTTTAGATTGTTTTTTAATATAATCTTTATTTTTTAATTTATATGCTTTCTTTTTAGCTTTTACATAATCTCTTTTATGCCATTCTTTTGACCATAATAATCTTCTTTGTTTATTTTCAGGTTTACTTTCATATATTTTTAAATATAATTTTCTTTTAATTTTATATGATTCTTTTGATTGAGCTTTTTTAGAATATACCTTTATTTTATCTTTGTTTTTACTTAACCATGCTTTTCTTACATTATTGTAATGTTCTTTAAATTTAGGATTAGTATTTAATAAATGTTTCTTCCTTATTCTATCTCTTTTTAAAGCCATTTGATGAGAGCAAGATTTAGAACAATACAGATTTCTAATAATATTAGGTTTTTGAAATTGTTTATTACAAAATTTGCAATTTAATTTAACATTAAAAACTTTTAATGCAGCTCTTTCTCTTTTTCTTTTGTTTCTATAATCCCTTTGGCATCTATAAGAACAATGTTTCGGAATTGAAGTTATATTTTGAAAGGTAAATTTTTTATTACAACTTTTACAAACTAACTTTTTAATTGGTAGCATAATAAAAAATCCATAGAGCTATCTCTACTGCGATAATTGTTTCAAGCATTCTATTTGTTCCTTTCTTTTATAGTTTTTAATTCTATTCCAAGTAACACCATTGATAGACCTAGATCCCTCTATTATGTTTTTAAAGGTTTCTATTGCTAGTTTTTCAATATCCTTAATTAAGTGTTTTTCTTTATCTTTCATTAAAATATAATTATTCCTAATGCTAGACCTATCAAAAACGATACAACAGACAATACTATCTCTTTTCTATAATATAAGCTCTTAATCTCTAAGTCTTGTTTCCATTTCTTATTATTAATAACAACCTTACCAAATAATATCATTATTTCCCCTTTTTATTTGATTTTAAAAAAACATTAATATCGTTTTTCATTTGTTCTAAGAGTCCACAAAATAAGTTTCCTCCTAACCCTTCAAATGCTTTTTCATTCTTTACTTGATCTTCAATATTAATCATAAATTTATTAAATTTATTTTCATATTTGTTTATTGCTTTCTGTACTTTATCTGTCATTTCTCCCCCTTTATAAGTTTAACTATATTATTAAAGTATTGTTTAGGTAAAGGAACAATATCCTCCTTTATTCTATATTTAACATCTTCCATATCCATAAAGTCGTAAAACTTCTTACCTTTATTTTGCGACTCTAGGATATTAGTTATTGATTTATAGTCTTTAGCTTTCATATTACCTTTCTTTTAGTTTCTGACCTCATCAGTTAGGGATTAACCCTAAGACACCCCTTGTGGGGGTGTTTCGGTCTTTAAGCTGCTAATATTTTATATTTTTGTATTTTACCCTCCATAATATCCATCAAGCCTTTTTGCCAATCGTTTTTAAATTCATCTTTAATTTGTTTAATCCATTCATATGATCTTAATTCATTGTCAAACCACATCCACTTTTTCTCTGTTTTCCAAATATTCTCATCATAATATTTTAATATTTCACTTGCTCTATCATCATCAATAAACAAATATTTAGTTTGTGGAATATCATCTCTTGCGTTTGTATATTCATAAATATCATTCATTCCATCAAACTTACCTTCTTTGAATTGGCTTGAATATTCTTTAAGATCGTTAAAAGATTTATCAGAACCTTTTAAAACTTTAATGTCAACTGAGTTACCTCCACTAAAGTTTTTTGAACTTGCTCTAACTTCTAAACCTAAAGATTTAGCTTTTGATTTTAACAGTTTTGATACTTGAGCTGCTTTTGATAGTTTAGTCATTGTTTTTCTTTCCTTTGTTATTTATTAATATTAACTAAGTAATCTTTACTTAGCTTCCCTTCATTATTTAAATCACCTAAATGATTTAATAATTCTTTTGCTTGTTTAAATGTTTTAATATTGCTTGGATAAAAAACATTTTCATTTTTACTATAATCACTAAAAGTAAATTTAATTTCTTTAGGTGAAATATAATTAGTATTAATGTCTAAAATATCTGTTTCTGTGTTATGTATCTGAACAAAATATGATTTAGATTTAGTTTGATTATTTTTAACTTTAGTAATTTGATTAATTTTGTAAGGTACAACATCATGGTTTTCATCAATAAATTGTCTTTTGATATTAAAAGAAATAACAAATTTATCACCAGTATTTTTAAAACAATCTAACTGCTTAGAAGTGCCAAAATAAATAAATCTATTATTATCATTATCTTTAAATTTATAACAAGAACTAACCCCATATTCACTATCAAAGCTAAAAACATCAGTAAGCATTAACTCTATATTTAAAACATCACCAACATTTCCAACATATTGGCTAGACTCACAATCCTTTTTAGAAATATTAAATGCGATATTTTCTAAATGAATATTATATTTAGTAATATGATCGTTAAATAATAACCAATCTGGAGTATAAGGAGCATAAACAGGAGTAACATATTTTGGTCTTAACCAAATATCAAGAGGTGGAACAAAACCAATTTTTTCTTTAGCTACAATTTTTGCCTGTTCTAAATCAAGAGATAAATTTTTAATAAAATTTTCTCCATCATTTAGGATATAATACTGACTATTAGCACCCATTGAAATATGATAACCTTGATTTGATTTCATACAATACTTATACAACTTTTGTACTATTATGCAAATGATAAAAGCATAAAGTTAAAAATAATTAATGTTCGCCAAATGTTCTTATTGATTGTAATATGATTAAGTATTAAACAACACCCTGAAAGGAAGGTAAGATATGAGTAAAAAAGGGTTTACAATGATTCCAAACCAATTAATTATTGATGAGGGGTTGAGCAAGGAGGCAAAAGCATTATTTGTTTATTTGCGGTATTTATCGCCAAATTTTAGGATCTTAAGGAATGCCACATTATTGACAAAATTGGATATGTGTTTATCCACACTTCAAAAGGCTAAAAATGAGCTAATGAAAGAGGGTTACCTAGTTATACACAGAAAGACCTCAGCCAATAAATATGAGCTAAGACTACCTACTAAACAAGTACCTGATAGAGTATTAAATAAGCAGGTGGGTAAGTATAATTTACTTAGTATTAAGAAGAACAATACTACTCTATATAATAATATACTTCATAAGAAGGGTTTTAAAGGTTTTAAAAAATGAGTGAAGAAGAATATCACTATAATGGTGAACCTTTACAATTAAGTTATAATAACACCTACACCCCCCCTGATAAGGTCAATATAGTTTTAAAACTACAAGAAGATTATGAAGCTGGAATGGTGTCGGATGCTCAGGTTCGTTGGATTTGTAATAATTGTCGTTTCGGTTCTTTCACTATTATGAAAATAATAGACAATTTATTATTTCAAAAGAAACTTAAATATAATCCTATAACCCTTGACAAGCGAACATTTTACAAGCCTAAAAGACCTTTTGATTTGTAATCTACTACATATTGTGTTAGTAAATTATTAGACTACTAGCTCCCTTGCGTTAGTCTAAAATAAGTTAATTAACTAGACCTGGTATTGTGCTTTTCTTTCCTTTCTTTCTTGCCTTGCCAGGTCGTTAAATAAATAAAATATTATGGCTTTGCTAAAGCAAAGAAATTAAAATGGCAGGTAGACCTAGAAAACTTAACAGAAAATTAGAAGAACAGATCTTAGAATTAATTGCTGATGGTTTAACAATTAGACAAGTATTTGATAAACCAGAAATTGAGTACACTTGGAGCAGCTTTAGAAAAGAATTAATTAAATCTGAAGATCTTATGATGCGTTATAGTCAGGCTAAGCAATTAGCGATTGACTTAGAATTATCTAGTTTAAAAGATAAACGACTAGAATTAGAAGCTAAGATTGAGTCTGGTGAGATTGACGCTAAAGCTGGTCAGAACTTAGTAAACCTTTTTAAACTTACTATTGCATCTTCTCAATGGTCTGCTGGTAAAATTGCACCTAAAAAGTTTGGTAAGGCAGCCGAAACTCTGTCAATTAAATCGGATAATTCGCAACCTTTAACTATTTCATGGAGTAAATAACTAATTAATGATTAATATTTACTTTGCTAAACCTTCTAGAAGTGTTGA